GATCTGCTTTTAGTTATTTAGATCCTAAAAATGGATTATATAAAATAAGATACAGATATGCTAGAGGGATGTCTAAGTCAGGAGAATCAAGAGATTTTTGTAAGGAGATGATGAGATTATCAAAAGGAAGATCTGGATTAGTTTGGAGAATTGAAGATATTGATAAAGCAAGTAATTTTGAAAGTGTAAATGTTCAATTTAGACATAAACCAAATATTAGATATGATATTTTTAAATTAAAAGGAGGGATATATTGCCAACATAAATGGGAGAGAGTTTTGTTTAGATTAAAAAAAGGAAAATATGAAAGTTCTAATCTAGATAATTATAAGAGAACAGGATCAATTCCAAGATCTTATATTAAAAATCCAAGAGGAACAAGAGAAAGTGAAATAGCAACAGACAAATTACCAAACAGAGGAGCATATCCTAAATAGAAATTATGGCAACACAATTATTTATAAATAGAACAGATTTAGTCAGGAATAGTATACTTGATGGCAATGTTGACACGAATAAATTTATTCAGTTCATCAGCTTGGCTCAGACTATTCACATACAGAATTATATGGGAACAGAATTATATGAAGAATTAATTGGAAAAATTCCTGATATTGATAATAATGCTAATGCAAAATATAAAACACTATTAACAGAATATATACAACCCATGTTGATATGGTTTGCACAAGTGGAATATATCCCATTTGCTGCTTACCAGATTCGCAATGGAGGAGTTTATAAACATCAATCAGAAACAAGCGAAACAGTAAGTAAAGAGGAAGTGGATTTTTTAGTGGAAAAGGCAAGAACTAATGCAGAATGGTATTCTAGAAGATTTATAGATTACATGGCATTTAATCAAAGTCTTTTTCCTAAATATGTATCTAATTCAAATGATGATATATACCCTTCACAAGATGCAACATTTAATGGGTGGGTTTTATGAGTTATAAAGGAAGTACTTGGAAGTCAAAACCAAAAGAAAAAAATTTAAAGAAATTGAAATTATATTTAAAACAAAGAGAAGAAATTAAAAAATTAAAAAATGGCAACACTATATAATACTAGAATATCTGACACTTATGTTGGTCTAATAAAGACTATTGATAATGCTGCTATTTCTGCAACATTAAGAGAGTTGACTGATGGATCTGGAAATGGAACAGGATTAAGTCTAAATAATGCAGGAGATTTTAAAGTCAATGCGATTTTAGAATTTGGATCATTAAAAGATACAGGAGAAAATATTGTAATCTCTAAGTTTGTTGATGCTGCAGATGGGATTGGAAATAATAATAATGATACATCAATTCCAACTACAAAAGCAATTATTGATTATGTAGCAGGGCAGATCACAGCAGAGGATTTAGATTTTAGAGGAGATGATTCTGCTGTTCTAGGAGATGTTGATTTAAATAGTCAAGCATTTATTATTTTAGGAACTGCAAATGAGATTGAAACATCAGTAACATCAGCAGGTGGAAATACTTTACAGATTGGAATACCTAGTAATCCTGTATTAACAGGAATTGTTACAGCTACTACTTTTAGTGGAAATTTAACAGGGAATGTTACAGGAAATGTTACAGGAGATTTAACAGGAAATGTAACAGCAACATCAGTTTTAGCAAATGGAGTTACAGCAACAACTCAGGCATCATCAGATAATTCTACAAAAGTAGCGACAACTGCATATGTAAAAGGTTTAGACAATGCTAGTGATTTAGATTTTAAAGGAGATAATGGGACAGCAGGGGATGTGAATTTAAATACACAAAGATTTGATATTTTAGGAACAACAAATCAAATAACAACAGTTTCTAGTGGTCAATCATTAACAATAGGAATGCCTACTAATATCACTATTAGTGGAATAGTAAATGCGACAACTTTTAATGGAGATCTTAATGGAACAATAAACACAGCTACAACAGCAGTAACTCAATCAGCAGGAGATAATTCAACTAAGGTTGCAACTACTGCTTATGTAGATACTTTGGATGCTGCATCTGATTTAGATATAACAGATGGAAGTAACACAGGAGATGTCAATTTAAATACTCAGAGTTTAAGTATTTTAGGAACTTCTCAACAAGTAACATCAACAGTATCTAATCAATCAGTTACTTTAAGTTTACCAAGTTCAATTAATGTCAATTCAGCATCAGCAACAATACTTCAAAATGCTAGGGACATCTCTCTGACTGGAGAAGCTTCAGCGACAATCTCTAGTTTCAATGGGAGTGCAAATGTTTCTGGTGCTGTTACATTAGACAATGATTCTGTTACAGGAAAAGTATTAACAGGATTAGCATCTCCAACAGCAACTAATATTTTAGCTAGTGATTCTATTCTTCAGGCATTTGGAAAAACACAAAGTCAGTTAAATACTTTGGCAGGTGGATTGAGATTCATGGGAACATGGAATGCTACAACAAATAGTCCAACATTAGCAAGTGGAGGAGGAGAATCTGCATCAGGAACTACAACAGGAACAACAGCTAATAAATTAGTTGATTCAAGTGGTAGTTTTACAAGTGCAGTAGATGGAGATAAGGTAGTTAACCAAGCGAGTGGAGCAACAGCAACAGTTACAAATGTTGATAGTTCAACAGTACTTTCTTTGAGTGCTGATATTATGGTTTCAGGTCAAGAGTATACAATAGATAATTCTCCTTATATAACACAGGGGCATTATTATGTGGTTTCAGTTGGTGGAACATCATCTTTGAATGGATTGTCAAATTGGGCAGTTGGAGATTGGGTTATAGCAGGTGCAGGAAATGTTTGGGAAAAGTTAGATCATACTCAAGTTGATGGAACAGGTACAGTTGGAAACATTACAAAGTGGAGTTCTACAAATGTAATTGCAGATTCTATAATGGCAGAATCAGGAAGCACAATTACAGCAACAGGAAGTATTGCTGCTACTCAGTTATTAAGTAGTGGAGGAAACTTTGCAGTAAATACAGATAAATTTACAGTAAATGCAACAACAGGAAATGTAGCAGTAGCAGGAACTTTAGATGTAACAAGTACAGGAATATTTAATGATAATGTTTCTATAATAAAAGGATCAGCAGTTAATTTAAGAGTTACAGATGGTACTCAAAACATTTATGTTGGATCTTCTAGTAATGCTAGATTTGGATTAGGTGCAGGAGCAAGTATAATACAAAGTACAGGAGCAGCTTTTGGTATTGGCACACAAGATAGTCAAGCTTTAAGGTTTGGCACTAACAATACAGAAGTTTTAACTTTAGACACTTCATCAAATGCAACTTTTGCAGGTAGTGTTGGAGTTGCAGGAAGTTCTATTGTAGAAAAATTTAACACACCAAATATTAAAATATCAGGAAGTACAATAACAGGAACAGTAAGTGCAAATACATTGTTAATAGATAATTTAAGTTCAATATCTCGTTTTTTCTCTTGTGGAGCAGATTCATCAACTAATGGAACTTTTAATTTTAATACAGGTACAAGTACAGGTTTAGGTGCAACAATGTTAACACTTGCTTCAACAGGAGCAACTTTTGCAGAAAATGTAGGAATAGGAATTACACCAAGTGCATCTTTTTCAGGTGTAGAAGTTTTACAACTTGGTAAAGGTATGACTATTTTTGGTAATACAAATGATGATAGAGCTACTATGGCATCCAATTTAATACTTAATACTGGAACTGCTTTTGAATATGTTATGGATGGTTTAGCAGGTAAATTTAGTATAGAAGATGGAAATATGTCTTTTGGTACTGCCCCATCAGGAACAGCAGGTAGTGTTGCAACAATAACAGAAAGATTTGCAATTGCTAACACAGGAGCAGCAACTTTTGCAGGAACTGTGAGTGCTAGTAGAGGATTTTTTAATGCAGGGGCAACTAATGTTGTAGCTACTTTTACAAGTACTGATGCAACCTCAACTTTACAATGTATTGATGGAGTTGGAAATGTAGAATTTGGAGCATCTGGAGATAGTTTTGTAGTACAACCTGCAGGTGGTGTTGCTCAATTAACAGTTGGAGCATCATCTTCAACTTTTACTGGAAATGTAGGAATAGGAGTAACTGGTACGCCTGCAAGTAAATTTGAGGTTTATGGTGGTAATTCTGGGGTTAATGATGTAGATAGATATATAAGATTTAAAGCTTCTAATGGTGAAAAAAGATTTGACTTTTATGTAGGTGGT